GTGCGCTCATAGATCCTCACTATACACCGGTCACGGGACGGCCACCAGATAGGTGACCGCCCCGCAAACGGGTTCTGGACTACGCCGGGTTACGGCGCAGCCGATGTGGTGTTGGTCTGGTGATCGTGCGGCTCACGCAAGGTGAGTTTCACGTTCGCCGTGTGTCCACCCGAAGTGGTGATGTCATACGTCGCCTTCATAAACTGCTTGTAGACATCCATTCGGATGTAAAGGGTTGAGTTGTCGTCATCGTGGGCGATTGCAGGACAGGAACCGTACTCAACGGTGTTTGCACCCGCTGCGGTATCCGCACCCTCAAATCGGATCGCACCGGCGGTGAACGAAGCGTTCGCACCGATAGCGCCCAATACAATCTCCATGACAACGGGCCCTGGCTTGTCGACCTGAACCCAACCGGTGTTGCCGTCCGCCGAGATAGCAGTATCTGCGAGGAGTACGCCACCAGTTGCGTCCTGGACAAGTGTGCCGGACCGACTGTGGTTGACGATTGCGCCATGTCTTAGCCTCCTATGCTTCCGTGAGGCCAGTATGCCTCACGATGGATAGAGGGTTGTAAATGGCTAGGCCGGGGTAAACCTCAACCCGACCCAAGTGCCCAGGCGCTGCCTCAGTCTCACCAAAGTCCACTACATCGAACGACCCGCCCAGGCCCAGAAGGCCCGTCACGTTCTCGTCCTCGCCAAAGGCGACGTAGTAGATGCTTGAAGTGACACTGCTTGACCCCTGCGTTTCATCGAACGCAAGAATAGCAGTACCCGTTGCGTCATCACCGATGATCCGAACGGGAATCCCGTTCCATTGCAGAATCTGGCGACCAAACCGGTCATCTCCCACATCAATAAGTGAGAAATAACCAGCAGAGTTGCGACCAAGGGTCGTCAACTTGCGCCGGATAAAGCGGTTCATCAGGATGACATCAGCACTGGACTGGCTACGCAAAAGATCGTGCGCCTCGTCCATTTTCGCCAACGTGAGGGGTCCGCCATTCGTTGCCTCAGCAATCGTCTGGCCCAAACCCTCAGTGATAAGGGAGTTGATTCCCTTGAAATCCTTAGCGGTACCAGTACCGTCGAAGAAATACTTGTCGTAAGTCCTGGACATGGCCTTTGCGAACTTGGCGTACTGCCTGGCTTTCGCAGAGACTACGTTCCCACGGACTCTGACAAGGTAGTTATCGACAAATACCTCGCCACCAAGGATAGCCGTACCAAAGAACCGCTCCGTGTCCGTGCCGAAACTACGAGTGTAGGATTCGTTCACATCACGGAAAGCAGGCGTTGGCAGGCTGTTTTCGACCTGCACCTTGAGAGCGTTCCCGGAGATGGCGGTCTGAGGAAGCATCTCAAGAATCGGAGATTCCTGAATCAGGGTCTCAACGACCCCACGCTTCAACTGATCGTCACCATACTTCGCCGCTTCAAGGAGGGTCACGCTGCCGCTTGGCATATTGCTGGCCTTCCTGTGGTTAGTGGGTGATTATCGGGACCCTCTAACGGCGCTTACTGGGCTTATTCTCCAGCGCCCACTCAATGGCCTGCACACCGGTCAGACTCGCCGGACTATTCAACGGCGTTGGCTGGCCGGATATTGCGCCCACCTTGCGAGCCCTGTCGTGTGCCTCAGCATCAGCATGAGAACCAGAATCAGGTGCCGGGCCAAGGAAATCCTCAACCTGGCGATCCAACTCCTCGCCCTCATAGCCACGCTTTGCTAACAGGTCCCTGGCCAACTTCTCTTGCTGACCACGGCGATCCTCATGGATCTCCCTGGCCCGCTCCTCAAGTTGACCTATGTCGACGCCATCCAGATCCGTGGGCTCCACAAGCGACAAACCGTGCTGCTGAATAACCTCTTGGGCTTTCAGGCCGGTGAGTTCGGTTCTGAGCGATTTGTTCTGTTCTAGCGTTTCCTCCAACTTCTGTCGGAGGGTGCCTCCCGACATCTCAGAAATATCATCTTCGTCATCGAATGGCATATGTGTCTCCTGGTCTCTTACGCTCCCAGACCCCAGG